CGCTAGAGAAGCGGGCCGAGGTTGTCACTCACGCGTCCGTGGCCCAGCGTTTGCGACGGCTCCATGACCGCCTCGAACGCGTGTTTGAGCAGCGTGACGAGCTAGACGGGCCGGACGGCGACGACTACGCCGACCGGGCCGAGTGGAAGGCGAGGCTGGACCGATGAGCACCAAAGTAGACTTCGACAAAGTGCTCGCGGCTCTAGAGAGCATCGCCGGCATGAGCGACGTGATCCAGCAAGTCACCAAGCAAAAGGACACCGAGCTTAATCCGGTTTTCACGCAAGCGATGGACGGCTTCTATGACGGCTACAAACTCGGCTGCAAGAATAGCCGAGACTTCCTGATGCAGGAGTACGAACGCGGGAAGCTCAGCTAATGGCCAGCGCGCTCGCCCTCATGAGCCTCTGGGCCGCGATCTGTACGCGCGACCCCGAGCACCCCGGCTGCACATTGCGGCCGGGGCAATGCTACGAAACCTCAACGGGCGTGCAGGTCTGCGCTCGCCCGCCGAAATTCCCAGATTTGCCTGAGGAAAGCGACGGGAAACCTAATAAAGATTAGCGGTCCACGTAGAATTTTTAAAAAAAAAATCAAAAATTAAATTGTGGCAAAGGAGAACATATGAGCAACATCCCACGAGCGCGTGAATTGCTCGGCGAGATCGAGCATATGACCGATCTGCTGGTAATCCGCCGGCAAGTCAGACGCGCATTGAGCTACATGTTACGGGAGCCGCCGTGCCGACGGGTCGCTGGCAGGCCAACCCTGATTACGCCGGAAACCAAGATTGAAATCCGTCGGCTTGGCCGCAGCGGCTTAACCATGCACCAAATCGCCAACCGTACTGGCGTCTATAACATGGGTCGTATCAGCGAAGTGCTGAACGGCAAACGCTAAAAGGAACCGCCGGGCCTAGGAGAGCGCGGCCCGGCGGTTTAGCAATCCAAATGCCCATTTGCGTAGTCTGTGGAGAAGTTCCCCTATAGCAGCGATGAGGAGAAATCGCAAATGCCCGATAAGGCACACGAGTTCATTGAGCAGTTGGTCGAGCAGCGGCTCAAGGACATCGCCGACGAGCTAAAGAACATCTCGATCATGCTCGAAGGTTTTAAGGCGGCCGCCGACAAAGAGCAGCAATTATCCACCCGGCTCATGGGGCAAATCCAACGGATGCAGACCGCCATCGGAGCCCCACGCTATCTGAGCGGCCGCTGGCCCTTACGGGATGGCGACAGTTACGGTAGTGTTGCGTCGCAACCAAACGTCACCGAAACCGTAGGGCCGGCCATCGATGGCAACGATCCGACAGGACGCCTTCAAACTACGGACGCTGGTGGAGATTGACCGGCTAAGGCTTTATGACAACAATTGACATATCGGTACTGGAGCAGGTTCCGACCCCGCTCCAGTACCTAACCACGAACTGCTGGAAGGAGCGGATCATGGCTAAACGAAAAGTAGCGCGTGAGATTTGGCGCGCAATCCCCGGCCACGATGGATATGAAGTATCAAGTTTGGGACGTGTCCGGTCCATCAATCGGGTCATGCTTAAAAGGAGCCGTCACCCCGGACTATTTTTGCGCAAATATCGTGGGAGAATTCTTGCTCTACAAGCTGCGGGGTTTCATAAAAATTATCTTGCTGTCGGTCTAGGGTATTCTCCCCAGAACCATCAATATGTTCATCGTATCGTTATGCTTGCTTTCGAGGGGAAGCCCAAGAGAGGCTATGAGGTTCACCACATTGATCACAATCCACGAAATAACTCTCTCTCTAATCTGAAGTACGTTACACGAAGCGAAAACAATTTCGCTATCCGCAGACCCAAAAAGGAACGGTGCCGCTGCTGCGGACGAACAATCAGGTGTTATGATGCCGACACTCCGGCAAGGGATATATGATCTACTAACCTCTGTTGAAATCGACACGAAAGAGGCTGGCCGGTGCCGCGTCGAGCCGTGGCTCTCACAACGTTTGGTAATAGACGCTGTTGCCAAGGGACTTAACGAAGGTGTCCACGAGTTTGTAATCCTCAAATGCAGGCAAGTCGCCATCACCACTGTATGCTCTGTCATTGAGCTATTTTGGGCATTGGCTAATCCGGGCGTTCAGGCTGCAATAATAGCCGATAGAACAGATAACTTAGAACGACTGCGGCGTATCTTTGCCTCTTTACTAGAAACCCTTCCGCCTGAGTGGCGATCTCCAGAGCACAAGCTTGTTACTAACAATCGTAACGGCATTGCATTTGCTAATCGCTCCGTCATTGATCTTTTAGCTGCCGCTAGCAATCCCGATCTTGGCGCATCACGCGCACTAAATGCAATTCATGCAACTGAATGCGGGACCTGGAAATCACTCGCCGGCGTCGAAAGCCTGAAAGCCTCGCTGGCCCGCGAGAACCCGCACCGGCTCTATATCTGGGAGAGCATCGCAAACGGCTTTAACTGGTGGTACAATTTCTGCCAGCAAGCGAAAACAGATCGCCACATGCGATTTGTCTTCATCGGCTTCTGGGCGCAGCCGACTTATAGCATTCCCAAAACTGACCCAGATTATCGCATCTATTGGGACGGGCGGCTGACCGACCAGGAAATTCACGACGCGCGACTGGTCAAGCAGCAATACAATTATGTCGTTAAGCCGGAGCAGATCGCATGGTGGCGGCGAGAGAGCGAGTTCAAGGCCGAGGAATACATGCATCGGCATTATCCTTGGCACGAACGGCAGTGCTTCATCGCTTCCGGCAGTGGTTTCTTCCCGGCGCAGCGGACCTTGGAAATCTCCGAGCAACTATCGCCCGTGTCGCCGCCCTACAAAGGCTATCAATACACTTTCGACGAGAAATTCCTTTCCAGCAAGATTGAACAAACAACGGAGCCCGAGCTAGCGCAACTCAAAGTATGGGAGCCGCCCGAGCCACATGGAGTTTATGTCATTGGTGTCGATCCATCCGGCGGCGGTGGTGCTGAAAGTGATGACCACGCCATCGAAGTGCTGCGTTGCTATGCTGACCGCGTGGTTCAGGTCGCTGAGTTTCAGAGCAACAAGCCGCTGACGTATCAGTTGGCTTGGGTGCTCGCTCACCTAGCCGGCGCGTACCGCGATCATATAGCAAATCTCGAAGTGACTGGAGTTGGCGCGGCGGTACTTCCAGAAGTGAGAAACCTTCGCCAATTGGCCGAGCGGGGCATTCTGCAAGGCGAACCGGGAACAGAAAATATCCTGAACATGATTGGAGCGGTTCGCTGGTTTTTATACAAAAGGCCCGACACTCTTGGAGGGGCCGGGAATGTAATTGCGTGGAAAGCAAACACCGACAACAAACATCAAGTGTATTCTGAATTGCGCGACAGTCTGATGCTGCGTCGGCTTGAGATACGGTCGCCGAAGCTAATAGCGCAAATGCAAAGTATCGTCGAAGACGAGGGGTGGATTGGTGCAGGTCCAGACACGGGGGAGAACGATGATCTTGTATCGGCATTGGTACTTGCTCACCACGCTTGGGTGGAGTGGCGTCGTCCTATGCTTGTTGCTCGCAACCTTACTTGGGATAGTGTAAAAGGCGAGCGACCGCCACAAGACATGCAGACAGTACTATCGTTCGCGTTCTCGCAGCACCTGAGCATGATCAATCGGAAAGCGCGTGAGCACAAAGAGAGGTTCTGATCTTGCCTATTGTCCGAACCTACGGCTGCGAGCAGTGCGGCCATTTCACCGAGCTAACGCTGACGATGGATCAGGTTGACGATCCGCCGCCATTCTGTCCGCATTGCGCGCAGCAAACCGTGCAGGAATTCCGGCCGGTCGCTATTGGTGGATCGACGGCGGGCAAGGCAGTGAGGCTTGCCGAAACAATTGCCGCCGAAGACTATGGCGTTGCCGACATGCAGCACGATACCCGGCATGGTGGCACGCCCAAGGTCCGCTATAAAGATCAGGGCAACGCCATGCAGCAAGCGCAGGTAAGCTCATGGGGCGCAAGCGGTTCAATGCTGGCTACGGCAATGGAAGCGGGCCGCGCCGCCCGCATCGCCAACGGCGGTTTTTCCGGTGTCGATACGCTGCAAAAAATGCTCAAGGACGGCACCCAGCCGGACCTGATCGAAGCCTCGAAAAGGCGGTCAATGAAAGTCTGGTAATGCCGATCATGCGGACCATCCGGGGGCGTCCCGAGCTTCGCCCCATCGGCATGGAAGACTTCGCCAGCATGACCATGACCGAGCTAATCGAATATGAGCAAAAGCTTTGGCGCTGGGCCGACGCGGCGGGCAGCACACAGGCCATTGCCGACGTGATGAACGCAATCTACCGTGAAGTTGAGTGGAGAGCGCAGGACAAGGATTGGCGCGATGCTGCGTATCCCGGACGACGATCTCGAATTGTGGGTTAAAGAGCTTACCGACGAATGCCTAGCCTCGTCGCAAGAGCGCGGCTTGGTCTATACCCGCGCTACCCAATACTTTTACACCGGCACTTACGACACCCGCGCGGCGATCTACAACAAAATCGGCCCAGCGATCAACAAGCTCGCCGGGTTTCTCATGCAGCCGACCGATGTGCGCTTCTCGATGATCTACGACGACACCGAGGGCGACAGCGTGCTTGAACGCGCGCAGCTTTGCTCCGACAAGCTCACTGCCGACTATCGCAACACCGACAGCGACGTGACTTTTGCCGAGGCCGTGGTCTGGTCATTGATCAACGGCTGTCAAATCCTCAAGCACAATCCCGACGAGGACCACGACGGCTTCCACGTCGCGGCGGTCCACCCGCAGAATTTTGGCGTGCTCAGCGAGACAACCATCAACCTTGATGAGCAGGAAGCGTTCTGTCACGTCAGCTATCCAACAATCAGCCGCTTGCGCAGCATGCTCGAAGATCACCCAAAGAAGCGCGAGCTTCTAGCGCGCATCGAGGAGGGGAAGCCCGGCCGTGAGATGGACGAGCAACCTAATTATTTTCATCAAATGGTCGTTGGTGGCCTTAATCCTCTTGGCGATTATCCAGGCAGCGCCCCTCGTTCTGAAGCAGCGGGAATTGTCAATGTGTTTCCCGTCCCTACTCCGTGGCGTCCCAATCGTCGTCTCACTCCCACGGTTAAGTTTTGCGAATTGTGGATCAAGGACCGCGACCGCGACGGCGACTACACCACGATCCAGCACGTCTACGGACATGAACCGATCATCGTCGAAGGCGACAAGACCCGTAGAAATTTATCAAAGATACCCGGCCGGCACGGCTTTCTGAAAGTTCAGCCGCAAACCACGCCCGGTTACTTCTGGGGTCGCTCGTTCATCGCCGATCTTCAAATGTTACAAGACGTTTTAAATAAGAGAATGCGCGACCTAAAGGTCATGTGGGACAGAAACGTGGCCGCCCCGCAAGTGTTCTCCGGCTTCACCTCGATCACCGAGGAGCAATATTACAAGATCATCTCAGAAGGCGGGTTCATCAACGACCCGAACCCAAATGCCAAAGCCAGCAAGCTCACCGAACCGCCACCAGCAAACTACCTCGAAGAATTGCAATTTCTATTTCAGCTTTTTGATGAGGCCAGCGGCTTTTCTCCTGTTATGTCCGGCCAAGGTGAGCCGGGGGTCAGAGCAGGAGTTCATGCTCAAACGCTTGTTCGCACTTCGACACCGCGCCTCATTGATCAGGCGGCCCGCATCGAACGACAACTCGCTGAAAGCGGCTACCTCGCCTACCGGCTTATGCAGGCTATGGACCCCCACATCTACGTGACCGGCGACAACAAGATCGAGTTCACGCTCAAGACCATGCCGGATGACTTCCAAATTCAGGTCGATAGCCATAGCGCCAGCCCGGCCTTCGCCGAGGACAACAGGCAGGTGGCGATTGCACTCGCCCGTGCTGGGGCGGTGGACGCCGAGGACCTGGTCCATCTGCTGCACCCGCCCGGAGCCGAGCTATTGCTCTCGCGGCTGCGCCAGCGACAAAAGAAGCAGGCGCAGGTGGCGCAGCAGGAAGAGACAAAAGAGATGGTCGCGGGCGTTCTTGGCTTCCCGATGGGCGGGCGTAAGAGCGGTGGACGAAAGAAGCCGAGTTAGTGTAACTTCTCGCGTCGCAAGGCAACACAATGTCATTCCTCGACAGCGCTCAGCAAGACGCCGAAGATCAAGGCCCGCCCGCGCCCCCTCAACCCCAAGGAGGCGGCAGAGGCAATCCGTTACAAGGCGGCGGGCCGATCCTTGCCTCAATTGCCAACCGCCAGCGCGGGGCGCAGCCGAGCGCGCCCGGTCCCGGCGATCAGGCCAGCGCACTCACCATGTTGCAGCAAGCCATCGGCCTGATGAACCAAGCGCTGCCGAGCTTGGGGACCGGAACTCCGGTGTATCAGGACACCTTGAAAGCGTTGCAGCGCATCAGTCGTCATCTGCCGACCGGCTCACCCGGTGCTGGAGTGCAGAAAACTCAGCTTGAAGACTTGTTGCGCAATATCGTAAAGAACGCGCTACTTCAACGCATTATGGGTCAGCAGCGGCCGCAAGGCACACCCGGCGGGCCTGAGCAGCCACCCGGACCTTCACCGATACCGGGCGCGGCGGCCCCAGCGCCGATGCCAAGCACGCCTTTACCGGGCGCATAACGATGTATTACCTTGTCGCCTATCGTGAGAGTGGGAAAGTGTCCGAGTGCTCGATCCCGTTCTCAAGTTTAGAGGCCGCAAAGTTCTGCGCAGACCTTGCGGCACTTCACTTCGGACCCGGCTATACCGTCGCCGTCGAGGAAGACGACGAAGTTGCGGAGGTTTTTAATGGCTCAGAACAGAAGTTACGACCCACCAATCACAACTCCTCCTGAAACGCCGCCCCGCACCATTCTGCAAGTCGATACGCAGAGCGAGACGAGCGAGTGGGGCGCGATCCCCAAAGTGGTGCCCAAGCCGGAAGGCGGGGTCCCACTGCAACCGTCGATCATCGGCAAGAACAACAATAGCTGACCATGCCGCGCACCATTCCAGACGAGGAATATAGTTTCCTCAAGGGCCGCCAGCAGGTCGCCGACTTCGTCGAAAGCATTTACAACGACCCATCTCTCAACAAGGAAGCCAAAGCGCTTATCAAAAAGAAATACCCGCAGATGTCGATCCCTGATTACGACATTGAGCAGCGGGTCGATGAGCGCTTTGCCGCCGAGAAGAAAGAGCGCGATGACCGCGAAACGGCCCAGCGCGAGACGGAGCAGAGACAGAAATTCGACGACACCCGCAAGAGAACACAGGCCGAGTACGGCTTCACCGATCAGGCGATGGAAGACCTTGAGAAATTCATGGTCGAGCGCAACATCGGTGATTACGAAGTAGCGGCAAGCTACCAAGCTTCTAAAAATCCAAAGCCCTCTGACGCAACCTTCAATGACGGCCGCTGGAACCACGACAAGGCTCCAGGCTTCACCGAAATCGCCAAAGACCCCGAAGGTTGGGCGCGTAGCGAAATTCTTAAGTCGATCTACAACGACGAGGAACGTCGCAAGCAACAGAGGTTCTAATCATGCCTATTCTCGGCACCGGCCTGATCCCGTCCGGCCCAATCGGATTGGAATTAGAAGCGACTGTGCGGCGCGTCTTCGCGCAAATGGTCGTTGTGCTCATTTACCGGCAGAACCCACTCCTAGCTTTACTTTTGCGAAATGCAATCAGGGCGAGCGGTGGCGTAAGCCCGTACACACAGCCGGTGCAGACGGGTCAGTACGTGACAAGCTCGTGGATTGGCCCCGCAGGCCAATTCAATTTGCCCACTGATGTGGCGGCAACAGTGAACGCAGAATTCAATCTCTGTGCATTGGCCACGCCAGTATCATCTCTGGGTCTCGAACAGCTAGTGACCCAAGATGCCATCGCTGTTGCTTCCAGATTGATGCTGAAAATGAACGATCTGAAAAACAGCGCGCTCAACGCCCTCGCGGTGGCGCTGTTTGGATCGAATGCCGGCAACGTCGCGCTGCAAATGTTCGGCCTCCTCGATGCCTACGATAGCGGCGCAACCGTGGACGTGTACGGCGGACTGTCGCGCGCGACTTATCCGACCTGGGCCGGCCTTGTGGTCCCGGCCGCTGGTGCGATCCTGACCCGCGCCACCTTCATCCCGCAATTGCTTGCGGCCGCCAAACATTCCGGCGGTGAGGCCATCGACTTCGGCGTGCTTAGCATCGAGGACTGGACGACGCTGATGACGGACTTCATGAGCGTTGAGAGATACAATAACGACCCGGCTTCGCGCTGGGGCAAGGACGACCCCGTCAATTCAGGCTTCAGAGGACTGCTGCTCGGCGACACCCCACTTTTCTTCGATCTGAACTGTCCAAAGGGAACTGCCTTCCTCTTTAATTCGAAGTACATCACTTTAGTAATTCATGAGGATGCAAATTTCGCTTGGACCGGCTGGTATTCGACGATCCCACAAGGCCAGATCGCCAGCGTCGGACTGAGCCTTACCGCGCTCAATCTTGTTTGCTCTAAACCATCGACTGGCGCGATCCTTAAGGGCATCACGGGCGGTCAGACGTTCGGAGCCGCGCCGCCTCCATAAGGAGCAAGCCATGCCCTTTCGCCGGCTCGCGCCGCCACCCGGACCCATCGCGTTACCAACCGGGCCGCCGGTTTATGTAATCCCGTGTTCATCGACGTTGGACCCACCTTATAGCTGGAGCACAGCTTGGTGGCCGTTCCCGCGCTCGCCGCTCGCATTCGAAAGTGAAACGAGAGCGCGCGGCACCGGCCTTATCGGCAGTGGCACGTGCTGGCCCTCGTGGTGTCCGACGACGACGCAGTCATGGCCGATCATAGGAGCCGTCCCCCCTGATCACTACTGGACGCCGCTTACAAATGATTGACCCGCTAGCCGCACCTTCGCCGGCAACCGGCACCGGCACATCAACGGGCACGACAAGCCTCACGGTCAGCGCGGTAACCGGCATTATTCATCTGCCGTCATCTGTCACCGGCACGGGTGTGCCGGCCAACACGACGGTCGTGGGCGGGCCACAAGCCGGCGGCGCAGGTGCCTACACAACCAATCAGAGCACAACGCTGACCGCTATCGCATTGACGTTCACGCCAAGCAAAAGCGCGGTGTTCTTCCCGGACTTTGTGCCAATCATTCCGCCGCCGCCTATTGGCGCGGCACAAACCATTCCGACCTTTCCGCCGCCAACACCGCCGCCCATCGGTACTGTTCCGGTTGGCCCATTGGTGGGCCCGGCTATCGCACCGGCTGCGGTCCCGCCATCGCTCGCGGGAGTAACACAGCCGCAGTTCGGCACTGGCAGCGCGACCTCGCCGGCCGCAAACGGCTACTTTCCGCTCTTCACCGCGCCCGCGTTTTACTATCCTGGCCACACGCCAGTCGGGCCGGCGAACATCAACACCACAATCTGGACCATACCGACAATCGCACCGTTCCCAGCAGGTCCGACCAGCGTTTGGACCGCTGTGCCGCCACCCATGACAACGGGCACCCAGCCGATTATTCTCAGCGCGACATGGGGGCCACCCGGGCCATCTGGCTCTGGCCCCGGTCCACCGACGTATCCGAACCCTCCGGGTGCAGGGAGGCCGAGCAGTGCTAGCGCAGTACGTAACGGATACGCAGAACTTGCTGAACGATCAGCAGGGGCAGTTCTTCCCCCTCCCAACGCTGCACAATTACATCAATCGCAGTCGGAGGCGCGTCGCGGCGGCAAGCGGGGTTCTGCGCGTGGTCCCGCCGCGAACGGTGACAATCCCTAATCAGGAAATCTATCCGTTCGCCGCTTGGAATTCGCTCGTGCAGACAGCAATGCCGGGCATCAAAAACATCCTTGCCTGCCGCTCGCTCGCCATCGGCATCGGCGGTCAATGGCAGCAACAGACGAATGGCCAATGGGCCATCACGGGCGGGTCGTGGAAGCCGCTATGGCGGCGGATTGTTTGGACTGATTTTCAAGCTCGCTTTCGGATATACGGTCGCACGTTCCTGGGCACGATCAGCGAGCCGGGCTGGTGGTCGCAATACGGCGAAGGGCCGATAGGCTCGCTCTATCTTGCCCCGATCCCCACGCAACAATTGCCGATAGAAGTCGATTTAACGTGCATCCCTGAACCATTGCTGACCGACAACGATCCAGAAATCATTCCCTATCCGTGGGTCGATGCCGTCGCCTATTGGGCAGCGACTTTAGCCCTGCTGCAACAACAGCGCGCGCAAGACGCACAAGCGATGGCGCAGACCTTCAATCTAGAAATGCCGTTCGCGGCATCGGTGGTTTGCCCGCAAATGATCCAGACGGCCTATGGCGCAGCAATCAGGTCGGCCTAATGGTCGTCAAAACCGACAATCAGCAATCGTTCGAGTTGCAAACCCTCGATCAGTGGAAAGGCTTAAACCAGCAAGGCAGACGCGGCAGCATCGACGACAACGAGGAATGGTGGAATGAGAATTTGTTTGCAATCGGTCCCGGTAATCTTCGTTCCTGCTGGGGTCATGGTCCCGCGATCTACACAGCACCCACCGGGACAACGATTTTACGAATATTCTTTGGTTTCATCGGCAATGAAACCGGCGAATTCAATGTCCCGCCGCCCGGCCGTCTCGGCTGGATGTTTCTCTCCGATGGCACCGTCGATCAAGTCGATCTCGACACCCGAACAGTCACTCACGTAGGCAATATCTGGACCCCGATCACGCCGCAATATTGGGCGAGCGCCGTGGTCTGGCGACCGCAATTCTTCGGCAACATCGCCGGCCAACAAGGCGGCGTTCTGTTCGGCAGTCCGAAGGGATTGTACGCATGGGATGGCACGACCCTATCCAGTCCCGGCGGGGCCGCGCCTGACTGGCTTACCCAAGCCGCCGAAACACCGAGCCCGCCAAGCTTTACCATGCCAACCGGGCTGCCCGGTATCTATTGCCTCGAAGTCTACCAAGCCCGGCTTTTCGTCGCCGGCAAGGACGTTATCTCATTCAGCGCGCCGTCGAACGGGGCCGACTTCTCGACGACGGACGGCGGCGGCAGCTTCGGCTATTTCGGCAATAAGCTCACCTACACGTTCAACGATCTCGCGGCCTCTTCTGGCTATCTCTACTGCTACGGCGATAGCTCCATCGATCTGATCGCCAATGTTCAGCTTAGCGGCAACGGCACCCCGCAAGACCCGTTCGTCACCAACCTGAATTATCAGAACATCGACCCGCAGGTCGGCCAGCGCTTCCCGCGTCCGGTCGGCCGCATCGGCCGCTACATGCAGATGTTCAACGGCGCGGGGATTTACGAAACGAGGGGCGGCGAGGCTCGTGAAATCGGCGCGCGTGTCACCAACATCTTCAACACGCTCGACACCTCGACATATATGCCGACGATGTGCCCGGCAACCATGTTCGGCTTTAAGGTTCTGCTCTGCAACGGCCAGTTCACCGACCCGTGGGGCGTGAAACGAAACTTGCTGTTGATGTGGCACCCAACACAGAATGAATTTTGGTCAATCGCCTCGCAAAACCTCAGTCTCACGCACATCGGCGCTTATGAACAAGATAGCATTATTACGCCTTACGGTACTGACGGCACAAATCTCTATCAGCTTTTTGCTCAGCCTGATCCTGCTCTCATTAAGCGCCTTGCTACTAAGTTTTTGCGCGGGAGTGGGCTTAATCAATTGATGATCAAAAATTGGAAACGCCTATTCCTTGAGGTTTACGACAATTTCGGCGGCGGGGTCGGCTTTACCGGCCAATTGCACACACATGGAGGCGTACCGGGCGGATCGCAAGACATCGGATTTCAGCTAAGTCAGGGACAGCACTTCGATTTCGAGCCGTGCCGCACCGAAGGCGCTGGCATTGCCGGGGCGGTAGACTTGCAAAGTTTGTCGCCAGATTTCACAATAGAGCGGCTGCACATAGGTGCAGAGAACCGCACCCTGTGGGGTGCATAGCCGCACACACTCGCAAGAGGAGAAGAGCATGGCTAGACGTGGACGTAGGCGTCGGCGCGGTGGGCGTCGCCGGAGGAGATAACTCCGATGGCACGCGGTAAGCGCCTCAAGCAAACACGGCGTGCCCGTCGCATTAGAGCCCGCAAGCACAGAAGGCACGGTCGCTAGTGATCAAGCTCCGGCCGTTCTCTGATCAGATGCGAAGGCAGACGAATGGCAAGGCCATGCGCAGCTTTCGCACTCCGAGCTTTAGATTTCGGCCGGGCTCTTTCACCAAGCGAGCGGCACTTCGAAAAACACGGAGGCTCTGATGGCACGAGGCACGTATCTCGGGCCACGCAGCCGCGTTGATCCCGCCGGTAAGGCCGGACGGCTCCACAAACCGACGACGCGCATACGTCGTCACCGTGGACACCGACAAGGTCGCGGCGGTAGACGCGGGCGAATGTAGATGGCCCGCCAAGACAAAGCACTGGGCCGCACAGGCCCGGTGTGCCGCGAGCCCTGGTCAAACGGTGCATGGCCGCACGATTGGCGAGGGTGGCGCGGCGGCTACCGCATGAAGGGCGGAGCCAAGCGATCTCCCCGGCCCGGTGCCCGGACGGGGCCGGTTAGGAGCGCGCGAAGGTGAAAGAGAAATCTCTCACGCTTCCCGGTTCGGCGACCGAAGATGATTTTCACATCGCGGTCGCCCAACTGCTCGATGTTTGTTTGCTGCCGCCGACGTTCTACACGACGTTCCCGGCCGGATACGGGCGATTGAGCAAAGCAACATCAGGGCGACTGCGGGCAAAAGGTATGAAAGCAGGGATGCCCGATATTCTGATTTTTGGCAGGGCGGCATTGAGATCAACGCACGTTGTCGGCCTCGAACTGAAGACTTCCGCCGGCAGCTTAACCTCCAAACAGCGCGAAACGCACGCGCTATTGCAGGCGGTTGGCATTCGGACCTATGTGGTGCGCAGCCTGGAAGACGTAATAGGTGCGCTTGACGATGCCCTGATCCCGCACCGTAACATCGTGGGGTTATCACATGAGCAGAGAAAGTCAGCGTGAGTGGACCAGACTGTCGGAGAGGACCGGGCAAGAACGATCAGCCCCAACAGCCTGCTTTCAGACGGCGGACGGGACGCTGAGATCAGATCGCTCGTTAGGCGGACCTTTAAGAATGGGAACCGCACCCGGCGTCGGCCCCCGAGGCGCATTGCGCGGCGGAAATAACAGTGACTTCGGTATGGACCGGGTTACGCCGAGAGGGTTCGACCCAATAGGTACGTCTGACAGCCGGGCACCGGAGCAGGAAGCCTCAACCTTGATTTCTCGTGAAATCAGAGGCCGACGAACCGACCGTTGACGGGATTGCGCTTCCCCTTTTTCTGATTTTTCGATTGCTCAGCGCGCGTTGCCCAACGGCAATTGCCCGGTTCATAATTTCCGTTGTTGTCAATTCGGTTGATTGACGCCCCTGGCGGACGCTCGCCCATGTCATCTAAAAAGTTCTGGAAAGACAGCCAGCGCTCGCAGACCGTGATCCCTCGTCCTCCATATCGGCTGTATCGCGTAGCCTTTGGATTTCGGCAACGATAGAGCATCGCGCTCCAAATACGATGGGTCGGCGTGCTCCATTGACCGTGCTTGCGGCTATAGGTGTTTCCTTGCGAGAAAAGGAATTTGGGCATGGCAGCCTCCAACTAGGTTGCGGTGTCAAGCGGCGGTCAGACGTTTCCCCGTCTGGCCGCCGCGCCCATTTTAGCATAAAAAGGCCCTATGCCGACTGCTGTCCTGCTCAATCCCGACGATCCGCTCTATAACTTCGAGAATATGATGTCGCATCGCCAGTATTTTGCGGTGATACGACCATTGTCGGAGTTCTCAACTCTATCGTATTTGCTCGACCCAAGTTGGGAAATGATCACGCCGGCTGCGATGTGGAACCTGCTGCACCAGCAGGCGCACAACGATTTCAATCGCACGCTGCCGTCGAACTACGCCAACGGCTATACGCTTGAAACCGTCACACCACCCCCAGTCACCAATCCAACGCCGCCCCCGCCAACGATCCAGCCGCCGCCCTATCAGCAAGCCAATCCATTGACGGGTGGCACCTTTGGTATCCCGCAGACGCAGATTTTGATAGAAGGACCGGGGGATAACTCAGGAACCCGCGCATGGTGGACGTTCGCGAACTTCGAGGAACACTACATAGCGGACCAAGCGATCCTGCCGCTGCCTACAACGGCTCCGGTGACCGCCGGGACCCCGCCGGGGGTAGAGAACGTGTCCAACCCGTGGTGGTGGACGAAGATAGCTCCGGTGATCTATCCATTCTGGTAGAGCCGTGGTTGATCACCGAAAACGACATCCCGTGGCTTTGGGATATTTGCAAGCGCCGCTACGACAGCAAATACGATGCGATCTCGTCCGAGCTATGGCTTCGTAACAAAGTCCTGAAAGAGCCGCTGCTGTTCCTGCCGCAGCGGATGCCGAACTCGTTTTGTATTTCGGCGCTCTCCGTGCTGCCGTGGCTGCCTTCGGACTTCAATTGCAATGTCGCTTTCATCTGCGCCGAAGACGGTCACGGCTGGGAAGCGATGAAGCTACTGCGGGCATCACGTGAGTGGGCGCGCTCGCGTAAGTGCAAAACATGGGCGCTTGCTTCCGACACGCCGGTCGATCTCAAGCAACTGGCATGGCGGCTCGACGCCGTCGAAATTCATCCGCGCTATGTCTACAGGTTCGACTGATGGGCGGTAACATCGGTGCCATGACCGGCTTCGGCGGCGCGTCGGACGAGCTGACCAATCTCATGGACCAGTACAATCAATATACTTACGGCGAGAACGTCACCGCCAACGATCAGGCATTTGCCCATTCCGGCATTCCAGTCAGCACCGGCAACACGGCGGCGAATATCGGTGCGGAAGCCAACAAGGTCTATCAGGAGACGCGCGAGGGCGACGCACTGCGCGCCGCCAACCAGCAGGTCGCCAACGCGCAGAAAGGCGCGGTAAGCTCCGGCATCGGCGCTATCGGTAGTCTCGCCGGCGGCCTTGGAGGCATCTGATGGGCGGTGGCAATCAGGTCGGCGAAATCTCCGGCCAAGCAACGAGTGACGCGACGCGGCTCGCGGGTGAAAGCATTACCGCGATGGCGAACCGCTATAAGCAACTCGGCTTGGGGGAAACCGGGGCAATGCCGTCAGGGCCGACAACCGGCGCGGTGCCCGGCGTGCCCGGCTCCGGCACGACGCCGACGACCGGCGGCAGCTTCGGCGCAGGCCCGACCGCATTCCAGATGGAAGAGGGCAAGCTGCCCGGCTGGACCAACATCCCGCAGGAATTCCAGGCCGCGCTTGGCGAAGCGCAATTCCAGGACTTGGGTCAGACCGCTTCGGCGGCGGCAGGCTCCGCCCAGGCCAAGGGCCAGACCTTCAGCGGCATCGGGAGCCTCGCTGGCGCACTCGGAGGCATCTGAATGGGCGGCTTGATGGGAGGTGGCGGCGGAGGAGGTGGCGGCGGAGGTGGCGGCGGCGGCGAAAACCCGGTCGGCATGGAATGGGGCGGCCCGCCAAATGCAGACACCGGCACCAGTGCCTCGTCCGATCTCTTCAACACCAGCACACTGGACACCGGGACGACCGGGCAGGACTGGTCGCCCTCGACCGGCTCCTATGCGCAGAGCCCAGCCGCCCAGGCGCAGACGACCAGCCAAACAACTGCCGCCTCGCCGGCAACCGTGGCGCAAGGCGGCCAGCAATCCGGCGGTCTAGGCGGAAGCTCCGGCGGCATTCTCGAACAGCTTGTCAGCGCCCTGACGGGATCGCGGGCGCAAGCGGCTGGAGGGGCTGACCCGTACAAAGGGCTCTACATGTCTGCCGCTGGTGGGCCGGGTGGACAGCAGAGCGGTGCTGGTGCTGGCGACGGTGCTCGCGA